CTCCCCCGTTTCTGGTGCCGGATGTATTATGGCGACCGCTGCTTTCCTTGACATAGCTGATACCCGTCCCCGGCAGCGAAGCCGTCGTGCGCACACGTCCGGATGCTGTCTTTGTGACGCGGAACCCTTTGACGCCAGCACTGTATGAAAGGCCCGATTTGCTCAACGTGACGCGAACCGGGCCGATCTTTTTTGATTTGCGAAAACGAAATCCCATGTCATTTCCCTTCCTGCTTTTCTTTCCGTTCCTCCTGGAGCGCGTCCATGTAGCCCGCAGTGATGATACCGGCGGGCAGCGCGATGATTGCAATGCCGAAGACAGCGGAAAGCATGGTAAAGGCTCTGCCCACCGAAGAGACGGGATAAATGTCGCCGTATCCCATCGTGGTCAAGGATACCGTCGCCCAATAGACGGCCTCAAAGAAATTGTCAAAAGAGTCCGGCTCTATGTTGAGTATCACCAACGCCGAGACCAGGACATAAACGGCAGCAAGCGTGCATACCGCGCCCAAGGCGTCCTTTGATCGCCGAAAAACACCCAGAATGATGTGGACGCTTTTGGAGTATCGAGCGGCCTTGAAGACCCGCAGCACACGCAGTGCACGGAACATGCGCAGCAAGCGCAGAACCTTAAAGCTCCGATTTATAAACGTGAAGGATGGAAGGATCGAGAACAGGTCCACCAGCGCCATGAATGTGAAGGGATATCTCACGAAGGCGATCGGGCCTCCGCCGAGCTTGAGGTCGGCCGTGACCCAGCGCAGCAGGTAATCGACCACAAAGACGACGGCGCAAGCTTTGTCCAGAACAGCGAGCACCGGAGTCTCCGATTTAAAAGCCAAAGGGACGAGGCTCACGACGATGAGTGCCATCATCACGCTGTCATAAATCGCGCTGGGCCTGTCGCCCTCCCCTGCCGTCTCGATGATCTCAAAAAGACGCTTGCGCATATTCCCTCCGTGCCCACTGTGGGCACATTTTTATTTGAAACACTTTTTTGTTGTAGGCCATTTCCGGCCGCTTGCCCTTGCTCATACGGTATCGCTGCCGACGCGGCTTTGCGAGGCATTACTTGAAACCGAGATTATTCCCGGCATAGGGCGTGAAGACACAGTCGCCGTTTTTCACCGAAACGTACTGGTCTTCGCGGAGCTCGACTGTCCAAAAGGCACATGCGCTGGACGGCGCGAACCCAGAATAATTGTCGCCGCAAATTGGTTTTGACTCCCCGTGATAATCGACGTCTGTGCCGTTTTCGTCTACCTGAGAGCCAATTTTTACAACGGTGTAGCTACCAACAGGAGCTTTGACCGTCCACTTCCCTGCCGGAATATCGGACCCGACTTTATAAAGTCCCTGAGGGACGGTAACTTCCTGCCAGTCGACGGAGTTCCAGAGAGCCAGGTTGATCTGATCCTTGAGGGCGACGAGCTCATCAAAGGACATACCGGAGAGATCCACGTCGGCAAAGGCCGCGGGCGCGATGGTGATGAGCAGAACAAACGCGAGGATGATGCAAAACGTGCGTTTCATGGCTGTTTCTCCTATGTTTTTTATTTGAGCATATCCAGAAAGACACTTTCCGGAATGATCTGCAAGTCAGCGCCTTCGAGAATTAGCTTTTCCGCCTTCTTTTGTTTTGAGCTTTTCCCGTCTTTGATCGTTGTACAATAATCGTTATTGCCTAAAACGAGATAATTTGTTTTCTTTGTTACACTGTCCCCAACTGCGCCGCCAAGATCGACGACAAGCTGCATCGCTTCCCGTCGGGTAAAAGACTCAAGTGCGCCCGTAAAAACACAGACCTTGTTATACAGGGGGCTCTCTTCTTTGGCTTTTGACGGGTCAGTCGGCACGATATCAGAAGCCTTAAGATCGTACGATTTATACAGTTTTTTGATTCCCGCAAACCCAGGATCGGATGTCAGTTTCAAGTATGCTTCAGCGGTAAGGCTCGCGTCGTTTTCCGCACGATGAAGACCCCGCGAATCAAGGCCGAGGTTTCTCAGCAAGGTATCAAGCTTGTGGTTCGACCAATCCGGGTGCAAACGGCGGGCAATCCGCATTGTATCTATAAAACTGTTAGTAAATGGCGGAAGGCCGAGTTTTTCGCAATTGTCGTAAATAAAATTCACATCAAAATGAATGTTGTGACCAATGAGCACGTCGTCCGCAACGAACTCAAGGAAGGACGGCAAAGCCGCTGAAATAGACGGTGCGTCAGAAAGCATCTCATTGGTAATGCCCGTTAGATTCTCCACGAACTCATCAATGGGATTTACAGGTTTCACCAACTGCGTAAAAGCGGCAGCTGGCTCGCCGTCCCTGTACCTCATCGCACCAAATTCTATGATCTCATCATACACAGGTGAAAGGCCTGTTGTCTCAAGGTCGATGCTAACAAAATCTTGAAGAGATTCAACTAAGCTTTCTCCCTTGTTTTCTCTTACTATTTTATTTTCTTCTGTTTTTATTTTCGGCCCATCTGCACCATACACAATTCTAAATACCAATCTCTTTCCCTCCCTCCGTGCCCACTGTGGGCACAACTAAATGATATATTTCACCCCGTCGCGGACTGTGATTCGTCGGACGCGAAAGGGGCCAGGGCGACGACAACCATATCGCGAGCGCGGTTGTCGCAGCGGCGCCAAGCCATAAGCAGACTCTCCTCTTCCGGTGTCAGCACCGGAGAAGGGGTCTCGCTACGGCACAAGAGATAGTCCGCGGTACACCCAAAGATGTCGCACAGTTTGCAGATTGTCTCGCCGTCTATGCCGAGCTGCTCGGTCTCATACCGGGATATCACACTTTTGGCGGTGTTCATTTTCTCCGCCAGATCCGTTTGGCGCCATCCCCTGCTTATTCTTAAATCTCGAATCCGGTTCATAACAACTCCACCTAACATGTGTTGTTTAGATTATACAATATTGGGGACGGTTTTTAAGGCAAGTTACCAAAATCGAAACAATAAATTAATTTATGCTTGACAGTTCCCGTTTCCGGATTTATTTTATATACACGGTTCCGATTTTGGTAACCTCCCCCAGCCGGGCGGCACGCACACACCCGCCCGGCGGGAGATCACGAAGACAAGGAGAACGCGAAGAAAATGACCACATCTACAATCACCTTGATCCGGAAGCTGATGATCGACCGTTTGACAAGGCTTGATAAGCAGTACAAAGACAATTCTTTTGCAAGAGACCAGGCCGCCGAAAACAGCAATGAACCCCTTTATAAGGAGTACAACGCGCGGATGGGCCAAATTCTTCTGGAGATGGACGAAATACGAGCCGCATTAAAGGATTTTCTGACCCAGGAGTGGGCCACGGCGACAAATTACCCAAAAAAGAGAAAAGTTGACATCGCTGCTGACAGAGAAATCTACAACATTCTTGAAGGAGGTGCGAAAGAATGAAAGAAGAGCTGAAAAAGATTCTGTTCATCAAGGCCATGGCGGCCTTGGAGGCGTACCAGGCGGCGGTGTCGGCGAAGCCGTCCGCCGACGAGACCAAGATCCGGCACGAGCGCTTCTGCGCGATCTGGGACGTGATCGAGGCGGCGGGTCTAGAGCAGGAGTACGAAGTCTGGAAGGAAGGGTAAGGGAATGACAGAAGCGGAGGTCGACGCCCGTCTGAAGAAGTGTACAAAAGCCGAATTGCTTCACATCATTGACAGTTTCAGGCGCCACTCTCTTGGAAGCTCTGATTGGATCCTTTACACAGCCTTTTCCGATCTTGCGTTTAAGAAGGAGCAGCGCCGATTTGATGAAGCCGACAAAATCAACGAGGAGATCAAAGAGACTGATGACCGTTATCGAGCACTTTTGGCTCCTTATGACGGAAAGAGGCTCGGGGAAATTCCTATATCCATCGTCAAGCGCGCTGCAGTGCTGGCAAAGAAAAGCCGAGAGCTAAACGAGCGCTGGTTCAGACTCATGGGCATTGACGCTCAGAGTGAGGAGGTGCTCCCGTAGTGATCCAGCTCGACCCCATCCGCAACAAGGAGGAGCTGCGCTGGCGCTGGTACCTGCTGTACATGGCGAAGGCCCTTGTGCCTGCCGCATCGGCCACAAAGGCCATCAAGCGCAGCATCCGGGAGTATATCAACGAACCGGCCGACGAGTGCCGGGAGATCTACGATGACGGCTGCAAGTACATCACCCTCAATCCGCTGCCGGAGGCGATCCAGACGGAGGCGGAGGCCGAGCAGTACGTCGGGGATCACTTGTGGATCCCCCGGCCCGCCTTCTGGATGTGGCAGCCCGGCGACATCTACTCCACGCGCTACAAACTCTGCCGGCGGCGCGGCCGCTGGTGGGTGTATCTCTACTATCTTGTCATCCAAGACTGACCACGGGAGGCGGGTGCCTCCCACCTATACGCGGCGCACGGTGGGCGCGGGGATCAGGCGACCCCGCGCGCAGGTCCGACTCCTGCACGCCGCACCAGCGGGTGCGCGTGAACGGCGGCAGGCCCGCCGGATCCCAGCCAGCACAGCTCCCCACGCTTCGTCAGAAGAAGCCGATTCCATTCCGCTTCCCCGGTTACCGTAAGGGCCGGGAAAGCTGCATATCCATCGGCTCCTTCTTCCTCTCGAACACAGACCCGCTTTGCTGGGCTCTGTGTTCGTATGAGACGAAAAACGCGGTCTGGCGGCGGGCTCCGGCTCCGAGCTGACACCAACAGCGGGAACCACCGCCGTCAACGCGCGCATCCGCACCAGTATCGTTCCAGGCATTACGCCCGCGCGCTTTGCACTGTCTTTCGGCGTGGGCGTGGGACGGTACCTCCTTGACGCCCAAGGCCAGGCGGCAGAATGGCCTCGGCTCCCGGTCTTTTGATACCTCATTCCGCCGGGATGCAGCCGCAGCGGGACGGCGACCCGCTATACCCGCCGCCTCAACCTGTCGGATATCCCGACAGGTTGAGGACCAAAAGGACAGGAGCGTGAACAATGGACGAGAACAGACCGGCGCCCAGGCTGGGAACGCCGGAGGCCGCCGTGCAGGCGGCGGTGAACTTGATCGCGAAGGCGACGGGGTGCGCGGAGGGAAAGCTTGCGTATTACCTGGACATGTACTACCAGCTCAGGGTCGCTTATGAGGACGCAAAGGCCGAGGAGTATTGTGAGGTGCGATTGCCCGACTGCCCGGAGCCGCGCGGGACGATGAACACACCGGCTGCGCCGAAGGCCGAGGGACTCCCTCAGTCGGCTGCGCCGACAGCAAGCTTGGAATGTCGCGCCGCGCGTCAGAATGCTCCCTCAGAGAGGGAGCCGGACGGAGAAGATACGGAAGCGGCGGAAAAGCTGCGCGCTAAAAGGCTGCGCGCGCTGGAGGCCGCCCGGAAGGCTGCCGCAACGGTGGACCGGAAGGGTGAGAAGAACCCGGCCGCCATGGCTGCCGCCGAGAAGAGACGGATCCGGGAGCGCTTTATGGAGGCGCGGCAGAAGGGCGACGCCCCGACAGCGGAACTTTTGAAGGCGTGCCCCACGCTGACCGAGGGCGACGTCTGGCGTATTGTCAACGGACACAGCGTCGGTATCGAGGTCTACCGGCTTTTGGAGAGCACGCTGGATCAGATCGAGAACAGTATAACAAAGGACAACGAGTGAAACCATGGAGACAAACTGCGGAAATTTGTATTACAACGCCCGCAAGACTGCGGGTCTGACCCAGGAACGCTGGGCGGAGCTGCTGGGACTGTCGGTGGATGCGGTCGGGCAGTATGAGCGCGGCGTGATCCTGCCGAGCGACGAGGTGGTGCTGCGGATGGCGGAGGCCGCCGGGCAGCAGATCGTGTGCTACTGGCACCTCTTAAACAAGTCCCGCGTGGCCGGGACGGTGCTGCCCGCGATCGAGCGAAAGCCGCTGCCGGAGGCCGTGCTGACGCTTTTGTGCCGAATTGAAGACTTCCGCAAGGGCGCGCTCGATTCGCTGGTGAGGATCGGCGCGGACGGAAAGGTGGACGCGGACGAGAAAGCTGTCTATGACGCCTGCATGACAGAGCTCTGCGGCCTCATCCGCGCGGCGTATGAGCTGCAATACGGGGGTGCCTGACCCCTTCCACCGCTGAAGCGGTCCCCCTCCCCCATTTCGCCGCAAGCGGCTGGGGGAGGCAAGCAAAGAAAGGAGAAGACCACGAAGATGAAGATTTACACGAGTTTGCCAGGGATCCGGACGCGACGCCGGAGTCTCGGTCTGCAGGCGGCGCCGCTTGCGCAGACGCTGGGCGTGACGCGCTCGGCCTGGTCCCAGTGGGAGTCCGGGGTGACCATGCCGTCCTCGGCGTATCTGCCAGCGCTGGCGGAACTGCTGCAGTGCAGCATCGAGGATCTTTACGGGGAGGAGGCGGAAGCGGATGACGACGGCGCTGATTAAGAAACCGGAGGCGGCGGATCTGCTCGGCGTCTCGGTGCGGACATTGGAGAAGATGATCGCCCGCGGGGCGCTGCCCGCGTACCGGGTCGGGCCGAAGATGGTCCGGCTGCGGCGTGAGGATATCGACGACTATCTGGAGGCGCACCGGGCCGCGCCGGTCATCCGAAAAATCGAGCCCGCGCGGCCGTGTCGGTACGTGGCGGGGATGAAGGTGGTATAAATGAACAACTGGTACGCTCGCTGTCTTAACTGTGACAAGTTGATGCTCAAGCGGGACATGAAAGCGATCTGCATCCGGGACCGGTTTTGCGTATATCAGCCTATCGGTTTCCTCTGCCCGATCTGTCTGAGCTACTACGCCGACGAGCTCGGCGTAGAGATAAAATAAAAATGCCCTGCCGGGCGCGACCCCGGCAGGGCGGTGGACGGGCGCAGGGCCCTGACCACGAAGACAATGATAGTATAACACCCTGCGCCGGATTTGGCAAGGAGAAAAAAAATATGGAAGATACCACGAAGACAGCCGCGCCCGAACAGGCGGACGGCGCGGCGAAGCCCGCCTATTTGGCGGTGCTCCCCTCCCCTGTCCGCTATGACACGCGGCTCCCGGCCAGCGCGAAGCTCCTTTACGCGGAGATCTCTGCTTTGTCGGAGAGCTACGGTTATGCCTGGGCGTCAAACGACTATTTTGCGAGGCTCTACGGGATCAGCGAGAGGACGGTGATCCGGCTGATCAACGCGCTGGAGGCGGCGGGCTATCTGATCACGGAAAACGGAGGGACGAGCAAGCGGCGGTTATGGTGCAATCTTAACCACCCGGCCTTCCCTGGGTACGCCGCGCCGCGCACTGACAAAAATGTCACTGCCGGTGACAAAAATGTCAGTGGCACTGACAAAAATGTCACCGCCATCTATAACGTCAGAAAGAAACAAAAGAAAGAAACGGATCCCCATATAGCCCCCCAGGGGGGGCGCGGCGCGGAGAGGAAATCAGCGCCAACCTGGAAACCCGAACGCTTTGAGGCGTTTTGGAGATATTACCCCGCGATCCCGGACGGTAACGGGCGCGGGAGACGACCGGCGAAGGACCGCGCCGCGAGAGCGTGGGACAAGCTGAGACCCGACGACGATACCATCAAGGCCATGGGCGTGGCCTTGATGAGACAAAAAGAGAGCCGCCAGTGGAAGGACGGCGTGGGCATCCCCTACGCCTCGACCTGGCTCAACGGGCGCGCCTGGGAGGAGGAGAGCGAAGCGCTTCCCTCCCCCGCGGCGGCCATGCCGGATGATTACAGCGAGGGCAGGAAGGATCTGGTGCAGCTATGACACGCGACCCTCTTGCCGCCGTTTCAGAGGGCGGACAGCTGACCCGCTGGAGCGCTGCGCAGAGCGCGGTGATCGGTTCTTTCCTCGTGGATGAGAGCTGCTGCGGCGCTGTGTTTCAGGCCACAACGGCGGAAATGTTTCCGGACAGCACGATGCGCCATATTTACGAGGCCGCGCGCTCAGTGTGGAGCAAAACCGGGAAGCTTGACCCTGTGATGGTGCTTGACGCCTGCGGCAGCGACAGCTACGCGGAGACGATCGCGGAGTGCATGCGCGTCACGCCGACGGCAGCGAACGCCGAGGAATACTGCGAGCTGCTGTCAAAATGCCTGCGGCTTTCCACTTTCCGCGCTGCGGCGTATGAGCTTTTGGACGCGCCGACGGCTGAGAGCGCCCAGGAGGTTTGGACGCGGCTCGGCAAGGCGCTTATGGGCGGGAAGAAAAAACGAATTTTCAGCTATCGGCAGATGCTGGATGATTTTTTCGACCGGCTCAACGATGATCGGCCGCCAGATTTTTTGGACTGGGGATTTCAGCCTCTCAATGAGATCATGACGATTCAGGCCGGGCACTTTATCGTGATCGGCGCGGAGAGCAGCGTCGGCAAGACGGCTCTCGCCTTTCAGTTCGCGCGGCATTTTGCCGAGGTCGGCAAAAAGGTCGGTTTTTTCTCGCTGGAGACGATGAAGGACGCGGCGGAAGACCGCTTGATGGCCAACGGCGGCGGCGTTCCGCTTCCCGCGATCAAGCATAAGCGCGTGGACGCGGCCGGGATGAAGCGTCTCACAGACGACGCTCAGCGGATGTACGACGTGCGCTTTGATCTGATCGAGGCTGCGGGTTACGGCGTTGACGAGATCATGGAGGACACAATCGCGGGAGGGTACGACACGATCTTCGTGGACTACGCCCAACTTGTGAACGCTCTGAAGGACGACGACATCACGCGGCAGGTGCGAAACGTGTCCATCGGACTGCATGCGCTGAGCATCGAACTCGGCTGCACCGTGATTGCGCTGAGTCAGATCACGCCGCCGGAAAAGAACCGGGGCGGAAAAAGACCGCAGCTCACAAAATGGAACCTCCGCGAGAGCCGGCAGCTCGTCCAGGACGCCGACGCCATCATGATGATGGATCTCACCGACCTTAACGATTACAGCAGCCCCCGTGTGCTCATTGTTGACAAAAACAAGGACGGCGCCTGCGGGCGGATGTATCTGGAGTTTGACGCCCCACGGATGCGCTTTTCCTACATTCCGGCTTTTGAGCCGTCGGAAATCAGCGAGGCACGGGAGCGCAATGAGAAGATGGACGCGAACCGGGCGGCGCGGCAGGAAAAGGAGCGCCGCAAGCGGGGTATTGAGGGGCAGGCGACATTCCGGGAGCTTGACCAGGACGAGGGAGGTGATTTGCCGTTTTGAGTGAGTGCCCCTATGAAATCGGCGACAAGCTGCGCTTCAAGCCCGCGGCCTATCTCGCCGGAACATCCGGTTTCGGCTTGGAGCTGGACGTAGAGGTGACGGGCACGGTGGAGCGTGTGCATGTGCAGCACCGCTGGTATCGCGCCCGGTACGCGACGCCGCAGGGCGATGCGTATGAGTGCTTTAAGTTTTGATACCCTCTCAGTCGGCTGCGCCGACAGCTCCCCCAGAGGGGGGCGAGAGAATGAAAGGAGACCACGAAGACAATGCGAGTAATATCTATCGCGAATTTCAAAGGCGGGGTCGGGAAAACCGTCACCGCCGTGAACCTCGCCGCGATCTGGGCGAGGGACGGAAAGCGGGTGCTGCTCATCGACGCCGATGCGCAGCACAACGCCTCCGATTTTTACTGCCCCGACTGGGAGGGCCAGACCCTCACCGACCTGCTCACCGGGAAGGCGGATCCGTACATTGAGAACGTCCTCGCGGACACAAGCTACGAAAATCTGAGCATGCTGTGCGCGGACATGGGCCTTTTGCGGCTCGATCTCGCCGCGATGCTGAGCGGCGCGGAATACGTGGACGGCGGACCGGAGACGGCACTCTTTGGCTTCCTGCAGGCGGCGAGAGAGGACGGCTTCGACTTCGTCGTCATCGACTGCCCGCCGAGCTTCACCGCGTCCAGCGTGGCGGCGCTCACCTGCTCGGATGAAGTGCTGCTCCCCGTGAAGGCGGACGCATTTTCCCGCCTGGGTGCCATGGAGCTCATCCACCAGGCAAAGGGCCTGCGCTATTACAACATCGCGCCGCGCTTTCGGGTACTGGCCACGATGGCCAAACGGACGCGGCTCAGCCGCCAGATCGTGGACCAGCTCAAGGCCGACGGCCTGGACGTGTGCGAGACCGTCATCCACGACAGCGTGTGCTGCGGAGAGTCAAGCTACACGCGGGTGCCGCTTTACGAGTACGCGCCAGGATCCAGAGCCGCGCAGGACTATGAGGCGCTGGCGAAGGAGGTGCTGGGGGATGGCTAAACGGACATTCGACCTCGGGGCGGAGCTCCGGAAGGCCGGCGGGCCCACAGTGGACACGCGGGAACAGATCGAGTACATTCCGTTGGACAGGATCGACCCGGATCCCGAGAACTTCTACAGCCTGGACGGGCTGGACGAGCTCGCCGGGAGCATCGAGCTTGTGGGCCTGCAGCAACCGCTGCGCGTGCGCGACGGCGAGGGCGGCCATGTGATCATCGTCTCCGGGCACCGGAGGCGGGCGGCGTTGATGCTGATCCGCGACGGCGGCAGCGACATGTTCAAGGACGGCGTGCCGTGCATACGGGAGAAAGCCGAGGAGCTGCCCGAAATGCAGGAACTCAAGCTCATTTTCGGCAACGCCCAGACGCGTGTCATGAGCGCGCCGGAGCTGAGCCGCCAGGCCGTCAAGACGCGGGACCTGCTCGCGCGGCTGCGGGATCGGGGCTACGATTTCCCCGGCCGGACGCGGGAGCTGGTGGCGTCGGTGCTGCAGACCAGCGACTCGCGCGTCGGGCGGCTCACCGCGATCCGCGAAAAGCTGGTGCCGGAGCTGCTGACAAAGTTTGACGCGGGCAGGATCGGCGAGACGGTGGCATACCGTCTCAGCCAGGAGGACCGGACGACGCAGCTCAAGCTCGCGATCCAACTCGGCCCGTCGGTGCAGGAACTCAACAAGGAGACTGTGGAACAGGTGATCGACCAGGCGAAGAAGCCAGAGAAGACGGAGCCCTCTCAGTCGGCTGCGCCGACAGCAAGCTCGGAATGTCGCGCCGCGCGTCAGGATGCTCCCCCAGAGGGAGAACCAAAACGAGCGGCGGCTGAGTACAGCGCCGTCGATGGGCTCAAGAAGTACCTCGACGCGAGACATGATGAGGACACACGCTTTTGGAAATACATGCAGGAGGCCGCCGACGACCTCATCAAACGCAGCTTTTCGGCCGGGGCGCTGCCGACCCGCAAGGACAACATCGACATGCTGCGGCTTGACTGCCGGACGGGCGGAAGCTACGACGGCAGCAACGGAAGCTGGAGCGGCAGCAATAAAGGTATTAAAATCGGCGTTGGCGTGAACACCATCGAGCGCACGTGGTTCGACACCTATGACGCACTGGCAGCTATCGCTATTACGCGCTGGCGGGCGGTACTGATTGAGGAAAAGCGCAGGCCGAAAAAGGCCGTGCCCACGGTGGACACCGGAACCCCTCATTCGGCTGCGCCGACAGCTCCCGCGTGGAAGACCGGGACGCCGACGGACGAGGGTTACTATGCGGTCTGGGCGCGCTATTCCATCTCGCCGACGCGCACCTGGGACCCAGACTATGAAATTCTGTACTGGAGCGGCGAATACTGGACGGGCAGACCAGGCGGAGCGAAGTCTTTAGATTATGAGGTTTACGGCTGGTATCCGCTGCCGGATAAGGGGGCGTGAGACAGTGGCTTATGTGTACCGCTACCTGCATCCCCGGAGTGAAGCTATTTTCTACATAGGGAAAACCAGCGGCGATGATATTTCCTCTTTGGCCGCACGGATTTCTGCCCACGCGAATGAAGAAAAATTCAAGAAAAATATGCCCCGCGGCGGATACGCCATCGAATACATAGATGGTTTGAGCGCTGCTGATGCGGATATTCTTGAAACTGCACTGATTAACTCTGATATGTCCATGCCCCTGTTGAACTCGCAAAAGTCCGGATGGGGAAAGTCGGCCCTTGTAAGAATTGACGGCTTGACGTGGAAGTCGTGGACTCCCGAATTGAAACCTCGGAAGAAGTCTTTTCTTGAATGGAATGTGCCTGATTCTGATGATGCTTTTTACACATGCGATTGTTGCGGCAAAGATGAGAGGATTGGCCGTTCTGGTTCGCCTCGCCATATTCTTCTTAAAATTCATAGCGCACGCGGTTCTTGCCTCAGCACTATCTGGCTGTGCGATGAGTGCAGCAATGAAAGTTGCGGCGCTCTTGTGGAGTTTATTGAAAACCTACGAGACTTTAAGCGAAAGGAGGACGGACATGAAAAGGAATGACCTTTTCGTATTTGCCGTGCTGGTGTTCGCGCTGCCAGATAAGGAGGCGGCTGAATGAAGACGAACCCACGGAGCATCCCGCGGACGGAGGCCGATGTGAGACGCGCCCGGCGCGAGGGCTGGGTGGAAGGCCTGCGGCTCATGGAGGCACTCTTCCTGCTTGCCCTCTGCGACAAGTGCCCAGAAGTGGACGCCGTCGCCGTGTGGATGGAGGTCTGCGAGAAGACCAAGTCGAGCGACAAGCGATATTTTACCGCAGCGGATGTACGCAACACCCTGCGCGAGGAGTACGGCATCGACCTTCTTGGCGGCCCGTCCAAGGCGATCGCGGGAGGCGGCGGAGCATGAGGCAGAAGAAACGCGCCTATAAAAATGCCCGCTATGACATGCTGCGGCGTTTGAACTGCTGCACGGTCTGCGGGGCGCAGGACGAGAGAACCAGGGCGGGCGGCGCGCTGTGCGCGCGCTGCCTCCTGGAAAAACGGGGAAAACCCGACATGAAAGGACAGATGAAATTATGCTGATCAAGATCGGAGATTGTTTTGTAGACCCGGAGGAGATCGCGGCTGTATCGCCTGGAACTGAACCGCCTTGTGAAACGCTGACCCCGCTTATCTGGATCAGGCTGCGCGGCGATTCCGGCAGCATCCGGGTTCACGGGACGATGGACGAGGCCGAGGCCGCGCTGATCGACGCGGGCGTGATCGAAAACCCGTACCCGGAGGACGAGGACGAAGCCCCGGCGCTCAGCGAGGAGGAAGCCGAGGAGCTGCGCGCGTTTTATGACCAGGATTTTGATTATATCGCCCGCGACGCGGACGGCAGGGTCTACGCCTATAAAGAGCAGCCCGTGCAGGACGACGGCTACTTCTTCGCGCCCGGCTCGACCCAGCCCGTGCAAGTCAAGAGCGCCTATACTTTTCTTGACGTCGGCGAGGCCATGTCCATCCCCTGGCTGCTGCTCGGGTGAGCGGCTGATTGACACCCCAAATAACTGACGGCGTGCGCGTTTACCGCCATTCGGCCTTGAGAGAGGAGACCTCGAATGGCGGGCGCCAAACAAGTCCGGATCATCTACGCCGGGCCGATCATCATCTATATTCTGTGCGACCGGCGCTCCGGCCGCGAACAGCCCCGTGAGCGCGCCGCCAAACGCAACGCCAGCAACGCCGCGACAAAGCAGCGAAACCTGGTCATGTCCCGCGACAAGTTGGAGCTCATGATCGCCGCGAACTTCCCGACGCCCCGCAGCGGCCTCGTGCTGACCATGAGCTTCGACGAGAAGACCATGCGGAAAATCAAAAAGCACCGGCGGCCCAGCAAGCAGCGCGCGCTTGTGCGGTACTATATCAATGAATTCCGGAAGGCGCTCCGCAAAGAACGCGCCGCCGCCGGGCTGCCGCGCCCGCGCGATATCACCAGCATCGAGATCCTGACCTCCGAAAATCAGCGCTGGCACGTACACAGCATCATCGACTCCACCGGAGACGACCTGCCGCTCGTGCGGCGCGCATGGAAGTGGGGCGAGAACATTGAGGCGCGGCCGCTGCGCGTGGACAGCGAGAAAAACCACCAGACCCTCGCGCGCTATATGTCCAAGGAGTCCCGCGGGCTCCAGGATCACGAGAGTAAACCCGGCACGCATGTCTGGTCCTACTCGCTCAACTGCCTCAAGCCCGAGGTCGTGAGCAAGACCGTTTCCTCCGATTTTAAGCCCGATATCCCGCGCGGCGCCGTGATCCTCGAGGACGAGCGGCGTGACAATGAGTTCTCCAGTTATCGCTATACCAAAATCAGATGCTGCGCCGAGGCGTTCCCTAAGCCGCCTCGCGCCCATCGCGGTCACGATTGAAATTTTAAACTTTTTGCTTTAGTTTTTCTGTCTCGGAACTTATGTTATTTTCTTGGGAAAAGGAGTGGTTTCTCTTGACGGCGTCTTGCCAAAATGGTATCATGAAGATAAGCAAGGGCGGGTTCCTCGAGTGCCCGTTTTGCGGCAATAAGTTCCTCAAGCACGTTTACCCCGACGAGCGCTGTGAGCGGCTGTGTGTGTTCTGCCGCAAGTGCAAGCGCGAGTTCTACATCTCCATACGTGACGGCCAGAGTTTTTACAACCGGGCGCCTTCTTCGACTTGATCGACGAGGGCGCCCGGCTTTTTGTTTGTCATGGCTTTTGATTACAACTCGCGGCGCTGGGTCCGGCTCAGGGCGTCGGTGCTGCGCGAGGCCGGGCACCGGTGTCAGTACGCGAAACGCTTCGGCCGTCGCGAGGAGGCGACGCACGTGCATCACATCTGGCCCGCGGAGGATTACCCGGAATACGCCTGGTGCCGCTGGAACCTGATCGCGCTGAGTCAGGCGTCGCACAACGCGATGCACGACCGTGTCACGGGGCGGCTGTCGCCGGTCGGCGACGCGCTTCGGCGGCGAACGATCCCCCCCCATCTCAAGTGAGCTGAAGCGATGAGCTCCCGACCGGAGGGCGCAGCCATTTACACACGCAGGGGAATTTTTGGAGGCTGCGTGGTTAGACGGGAGGCCGAAAAAAATGGAAAGCTAAAATAATCAAAGACTTTTGCGCGTGGGCGCGGGCCGCGGACGTGATCCGCCCGCGCAGGCCGCGGACATGAACGCGGAACGGTGACCATGGAAGATAACCTGTTAATCCCCGGCTGGGAAGACGACGAGTACAAGGCCTTCGTCGAAAAGTTCAAAGCGAAGAAAACGACCGATGACTGCTACACTCCCCCTCATGTCTATGACGCTGTCGCAGACTGGGTGGCAGCCGAGTACCAGGCAGACCGGGCAACCTTCGTCCGACCGTTCTTTCCTGGCGGAGACTACGAGCGCTTCGACTATCCGGACGGCTGCGCCGTCGTGGACAACCCGCCTTTCTCCATACTCTCAAAGATCATCGCTTTTTACCATCGGCGGCAGATCCGCTTTTTCCTGTTTGCCCCAGCGCTTACGCTTTTCTCTTCTTCTTCTTCTTCGACCTCGATCCCGTGCGGCGTCTCTATCACCTACGAAAACGGCGCGCAGGTCCCGACCAGCTTCGTGACCAACATGGAAGACCCAAGGATCCGCGTGCGGACCGCGCCGACACTATACCGCGACGTCAAGGACGCGAACGACCGAAACCTCGCCGAGACCAAGCGCAGCCTGCCGCGCTATGAGTACCCCGACAACATCATCACCGCCGCATTGTGCCAGCGTTGGTGCAAATACGGTGTGGAGTACAAACTTTTGGTTTCTGACTCACTTCCTATAGGCGCACTGGACGCGCAGCGGAGCCGCGGGCTTTCCATTTTTGGTAACGGCTTTATTCTCGGTTCCCGAGCTGCGGCGGAAAGAGCTGCGGCGGAAAGAGCTGCGGCGGAAAGATGGACGCTTTCGGAGAGAGAAAAAGAGATTGTCCGCTATATCGACGAGCACGGAGGCTGAGCTATGACCAGGGAAGACAAATACAAAGCCCAGCTCGTGGAGCTGGGGATTTATCAGGAAGCGTTTGATCCCGTGATTAAAGATCTCTGCCAGGCGGAGCGGCGGCGGACGCGCGCGCAGAATGAGTGGAGCGCAAAGGCAAAGGCCGAAGCTGCTGACCGCGGCGAGGACCCCGCAAAAACAAAGCCCAGCTTCCTGGACGAGCTGTGGGGCGTGATCTGCGACCTTGATAAATCCATCATGGTCTACCGCGAGGCGCTGGGCTTAACGCCGAAGGCACTGCGGCGGCTGCGCGGTCAGCCGACGGCGGCAGCGGGGCCGACTGCCGCGGATGAAATTTCCGCGAAGCTCGACCGGATGCTGGAGCGCGAGGAACCCGGACAGAACTGGAGCTTTGAACAGCTTGCGGCGAGTGTGTCCGAATTGGACACAAACGGCGGTGAGCCGGATGGGTGAAGCTCGCCACCTGCGGGCGGTCATGGAGTATGCCATGACCACCGCCGACAGCCAGGCGGTGGAGGAAATGCAGCGCCTGGCCGCGCGGCGTTTTCTCACTGATCTCAAGTCCGGGCGCTGGGATTTCCGCCCCGGTCTGCCGGAGTTCCTGATCGACACCGTGGAGGGGCTTTTCTGCTTCTCCCAGGGTGAACGCCTGGACGGCACGCCCCTCCGAGGGCAGCCGATGGAATTAATGCCCTGGCACCTTTTTTGCTACTACAATGTCGGCGGCTTTTTCTACCCCGGCACGCAGATCCGGCGATTTACCGAGGCGGACTGGTTTGCTCCGCGCAAGACGGTCAAGACTACGGGCGGCGAGGGCTTGCAGACCGCGCTTGCCTGGTACTACCGGCGCAGCGGCGCAAAGGCCAAAACGGTCGCAGGATCGCTAAAGCAGGGCATGGAGGGCTTCGACTGGCTTGTTTACAATTTCCGGCGGCTCGGCCTGATCGCACCGAACAATCCGCCGGGAAAGCTCAAACTGCTGGACAGCTCCCTCGGGCACAGCATCGAGGGCGACTTCTGGGGCGGCCACATCGACCTGGAAACGCTGGCTTTCAAGCCGGAGCTCTTCGACTCATTCAATTCCAGCTTCGTTCACCTGGACGAGCTGGAGCTTTATAAAAATGCGATCCCCTACACCAGACTGCGCGACGGTATGAAGGGCTTCACAAACAAGCTGCTTTTGGCCACGTTCACTGCCGGCGACGACGGCCTGGGCTTTGCGGCGCAGCACCGCGATTACATGGAGAAAATCCTGCGCGGCACTGTGACGGGCGTGGACGCCGAGCGCACCTTTGTTTTTCTGGCGCAGGCGCCGAAGGACGAAAGCGGCGAGGTAGACTACCTCTCCCCCGCTGTGCACCGCGCGGCGAATCCCGCCTACGGGATCACGATCAGGCCGGACGACATGCTGGCCGCGGCGCAGCGGGCGAAATACCACGCGCAGACCCGCAAAGAATTCTTTACCCGGTCGCTCAACATCTTTGTAAACAGCTTCAAGGCCTGGTTTGACTTGGATGAATTCCGGCGGAGCGACGAGCGCTGGTGCTGGACGCAGGCCGAGCTTGCCAAGCTTGTCAAACGCTGGTACGGCGGCTCCGACCTTTCCAAGCTGCACGATCTGACGGCCGCCTGCATTGTGGGCGAGGTGCCGCAGAAGACGGCAACGGAATGGCTTAAGCGATGGAAAAGCAGCGCTCCACAAGCGTATGGCGAAAACGAGGAGACGTGGACGCCGCCGGAGGACGTGCTGGTGATCATCCCCCACTGCTGGTTCCCGATCACCGCGGCGACCGAAAAGGCCGACCAGGATCAAATCCCGCTTTTCGGCTGGCGCGACGATGGATGGCTTGACATGCCGAACACCGAAAGCATGGATCCAACCGAGCCGGTGAAACAATTCCTCAAGTGGAAGTCTGACGGCTTCGGCATCGCCTGCGTCGGGCATGACCGAAAGTTCGCCCGAAAGTATTACTCCGCAATGAGAAAAGCGGGCTTTCGCGTAAAGGACCAGCCGCAACTTTACATCCAGAAAAGCGAAGGATTCCGGTATATCGAGCACAAGGCCAAAATCGGGTGCTTGTATTATCTGCACGCCGAACCCTATGAATATTGCGTTTCTAACGTTCGCGCCGCCGAAAAGGTGGACGACGCGATCCAATATGAGAAGATCAGCCCGGAGCGGCGCATCGACGTCTTTGACGCTTCGGTTTTCGCCACGATCCGCCTTTTGATCGAGACGGAACGCCTCAACAGCGGCGAGGGCTGGTTTGAAGACAGCCTCGGTGAGAAACGCCACCCCATCACATGAGCGCCCGCCAGGACAGGAAGGAAAAGCATGAAGAACAAAAACAGATCAAGACCGGCGCGCGACCACCCCGCCGAACGGGTGAAGGCTGCCGGGAACAGCGGCATGGTGCTGCTGTCAAACGCAAAAGCCTTTGACGGGCTGTGCCTTGACGGCTACACCCGCCTGAGCGAATGCCCCGAAATTGTGACGGCGGTCAACACTATCGCCAAACTGATCGGCAGCATGACCATCCACCTGATGGAGAACACCGAGCGCGGCGACATTCGCGTGCGAAGCTCTCTTTCCGAACTGGTAGATATCCGCCCCAACCGCTATATGACGCGCTCGGCGCTCATCCAGTGGCTGGTTCGGACGCTTTACCTTGACGGCCGCGGAAACGCGGTGATCTTCCCCAGGACGGATCGCGGGCAGCTTCGGGAGCTGATCCCGATTCCCGCGGCGTATGTCTCCTATGTCCCCTGTGGCCTATGGGATTACCGGATCGCAATCAGCGGGCGGGAGTACATGCCCGAGCAGCTCCTGCATTTTACGATGAATCCCGGCAGCTACTACCCCTGGATCGGCGAGGGCTTCCAGCTTTCCCTCAATGACGTAGCCACGAACCTGCGCGAGGCCAGCAAAACCACGCGCGGCTTTATGCGCAGCGAGGGTAAACCGAGCCTTGTTGTCAAGGTGGACGCCATCGACGGCATGGACACGCCGGAGGGACGCCGCGAAATCCTGGATCAGTTTGTAAGCTCTACCCAGGCCGGGGAGCCGTGGGTCGTGCCTGCGGAGCAGATCGACATTAAAGAGGTTCGGCCGCTGACACTGTCCGATCTGGCGCTTGCCGATTTTGTGAAGCTCGACAAGCAGACGGTTGCCTCCATCCTCGGCGTGCCGCCGTTTGTCCTGGGCGTCGGCGAGTTTAAGCGGGACTGGTGGAACAGCTTCGTCTCGACCGAGATCATGACCCAGGCGCAAGGCATCCAGCAGGTGCTCACGCGCGGGCTGGTCGAAGATCCCCGGCAGTTTTTCCGCTTCAATTCCAGGAGCCTGCTGAATTACTCCATGGACGAGCTGGTGAAGGCCGGCGCCGAGATGGTGGACCGGATGGCGATGCGCCGGAACGAGTGGCGCGACTGGATGGGGCTGCCGCCGGATGAAGAAATGGACGAGCTGCTGGCGCTTGAAAACTACATCCCCGCCGACCGGCTGGGAGACCAGAAGAAGCTCACGGGAGGTGAGAGCGAATGAAAAACGTAAACATTAAAAAAACCGCGTATGCGCTGGCCGTAGTGGACGGCAGCCGCGCGGAGCTGACCATGTACGGCGAAATCTGCGAACGCCGCCCCGTCGACTGGTGGACAGATGAGCCCGTGGAGGGCGACTTTATCACGCTGAACGAGTTTCTTGACGACCTCGACGAGATCCGGCGCTGCTCGGAGCTAACGATCCGGATGAACAGCTACGGCGGCGACGCCGTCGTGGCCGACACGATCCACAACCGGCTGCGGGAACTCTCGCGCGCTGGCATGAGGATCACCTGCATCGTTGACGGCGTGGCCATGAGCGGCGGCAGCCTGATCATGTGTGCGGCGGACACCGTGGAGGTCAACCCCTCCAGCCTCATCATGATCCACAACGCCTGGAGCTTCTTCTTCGGCGGCTACAACTCCGCCGACCTGCTGGAGGCCGCGGCGCAGCTTGACGCCTTTGACAAGGCGCAGGCCGCGATTTACCAGCGCAAAACCGGCCTCAGCGAGTCGGAAATCCTCGGCATGATGGCGGAGACCACCTACATGACCGGGCGCGAGGCCGTAGAAAAGGGCTTTGCGGACAAGCTGATCGAGGACGCGGAGCCGCTGCAGATCGCGGCGAGCGCCGACGGCCACAGCCTTTATATCGGCAGCCGCACCATGCATCTTGCGCCCGGCATGACCGCCCCGGCGGCGCTGGAGCGCATGGAAGCCCCGGAAACCTGGCGCGCGCGCATGCGCGACGAACTGAAAGGAGCATCGATATGCTGAAAAATCTGGTACTGGCAAAAAACATCAAGACCCAGCGCG